ACTGAATCCAACCACGATGCCATCAACAACCTGGCAGAACTGGAAAGTCAAACACTCAGTGGCGATTACAAACAAAACTTTAACTTTACCTTTCGTGGAGACAATGTACCCACTGGTGAATACAAAGTTGGGCGTATTGAAAGTGTATATTCACACGGCGATGAACTAAGCAGTGGTGTAAGACTGATGGCTGAGACAAGTAGTCAGGATGGCCTAAATGAATTCAATGTGTTTAACAAGTATATTGAAACAAATGCACCATTTAGATTGGCAAACATTGCAAGTGGTGGCACAAATCCAGCTACACCGGTGGAAGGCGATTACTTCTTTAACACAACTGGACCAGATCTAGTTCGTTATAATGGCACCAGTTGGGCGGCATTAACTGACACTGGTTTAAGTTTTTATGATAGTACCAACAATCGACTGACCGTGCGTGAAGGCGGCAACTGGGTATACTATTCAGGTACCGTAATTTAAACACAAGATATAGCCGTTTCCTGGCTGTCTTTTGTGATTATAAGACTACATCTTGTGCATAAAAATGCACAGGGTAGTAACACTAAGGAGAACACTCATCATGAGTAAAACTGAGAATGACTCAACACCAGAGGCAAAAGGTGTAGGTAGACCTGGAATCAAGTTTACTGACGAACAAAAAGAACTAATAAGACGACTGAGTGAACTGTTTTGCAGTCAGACAGAAATTGCATATGCACTGGGGGTAAATAGAAGTACTATTGAACGCCACGCAAAAGATTTAATGGCTGATGGCAAAGCTAGAGGTCGTGTTAAATTAAGAAGAGCACAGATGGACAAAGCCCTGGAGGGCAATCCAACTATGCTTATATGGTTGGGAAAACAGATGTTAGGCCAGTCAGACGCTCCTGGAGACGAAGGTGAGAACCTGGTGCTACCATGGGAAGTTAAATAAAAGAAACAGGAAAAAGCTAACATGAGCAAACAACAACAACAGTGGGCAGAAGTCACAGACCAGAATGCAAAAGATATCGTTGATATTAAACATAGTATCGAGACGATCAAGAATAACCATTTGCATCATATTGAAGCAGATATGGAAAAGCAAAGCAGGTTATTGGACAAACTGGACATGAGAATGTGGGCCATATTAATGTTGTTGGTTGTGGGCATTGTTGTTCCTGCATTAGTGAAAGGATTACTATAATGATTTACAATATTGAATATACAAAAAACGGCGAAACACTGACTATGAGTGTACAAGCAAACAGCTTAGAGAGTGCAACTCGTTATGTTAATGAACGCACAAAAGTCCGCTTTGATGGTTATACACCCAAGAGCAAAGAGTTGGAACTGGTGGTAGAAGTTGAAGCTGAACTAGTGGAAGCGGAACCTGAGGAAGAACTATTTGAAGAGGATGATGAATAATGGCATATAAGAAAAAAGGCAAGAAGAAAAAAGGATACGGCAAGTAATGAGCTTTCCACCTAATGAAGCAATGCGTAAAGCTGCACAAACTGCCATCAACTGGAACTTAAAACAACCAGCAAGTGGCAAGTGGGGAACCACTGTGGGCAGACGCCGTGCCAATCAGATAAGTCGTGGTGAGAATTTAAGCATGGATGTAATCAGTCGCATGTATAGTTTCCTGAGCAGACATCAGGATACATATTCAGCACAGCGTGACACTGGCAAGCGTGGCAAAGGATATTATGCTTATCTTGGCTGGGGTGGACCAAGTGCATTAGCTTGGGCAAAGGACAAACTCAACAGATGATAACCCCCGAACGATTAAACAAATGGCGTATTATACCACGCCTGTTAATACTATTTTATATGGTGGCATTCTATAATGCTACACAATGGTTTATGGCATTGCCAGATCCATCAAATGCACAAGCAGGTTTTGTGAGTACAATTGTAGGTGCAGGTGCTGCTTGGTTTGGTTTATATGTAAGTGGAGGTAACAACAATTCCACTAACTAGCCCCCAACAAACTATATTTGATGATACAAATCGCTTCCGTGTGGTAAGTGCTGGTCGTCGTTTTGGTAAAACATATTTAAGTATGTATGAGATTGCCCGTGTTGCCAGATTTCCTGGCAAGCGTATCTTCTATGTTGCTCCCAGTTATAGAATGGGTAAACAAATTATCTGGAGTCAGATGTGCGATGAGATGAGACAGCGACGCTGGGTAAGAAAAATTAATGAAAGTGATTTAACAATTACACTGATCAATGGCAGTAAAATAAGCGTGAGAAGTGCGGATAACTTTGATAGTATGCGTGGTGTTAGTCTTGACTTTGTTGTATTGGACGAGTGTGCATACATGAGCAAAGAAGTATGGACAGAAGTATTGCGTCCAACACTGAGTGACCGCGAAGGTGGTTTATTGGCTATCAGCACACCCAAAGGTTACAACTGGTTTCACGACATGTTCATTGGTGCAGCGTCAAATGCCAACTGGGCAAACTATCAGTATACAACTGTGGAAGGTGGCAATGTTACGGCAGATGAAGTAGAAGCCGCCCGCAGTGACTTACCACTTAAAACATACAAACAAGAGTATGAAGCAAGTTTTGAGAACGCAGGACATTTAATTTATTATGGATTCAATCGTGAACAAAGTGTCCGAAAATATACTGATGATGTTCCTCGTGTCGTTCATGTGGGCATGGACTTTAACACCAATCCCATGAGTGCAGTGATATGCCGTGTGGATAGAACTGGTGTACATGTGTTTGATGAAATAAGTTTACCCAACAGTCACACTGATGAACTGGCAAGTGAACTAAACGATCGTTATGCTGGACATCAGATAGTTGTTTATCCTGATCCAGCTGGTGCGGCAAGAAAAACAAGTAGTGCGGGCAGAACTGACCATGCAATACTACAAC